CATTCTCAAAGCCGCCCTGGACAGTTCCAAGAAGCGCACCATCTGCTGGAACACTGACAGCCGCATGTTGCGCTCAGAAGGTGTGCCAGATCGCTTTGAGTTTAAGGGCTCGGCAATCTTTATCACCAACATCAAGTTTGAGCATGTCAAGAGTGCCAAGCTCAAGGATCACTTGGGTGCGCTGGAAAGCCGTTGCCACTATCTGGACCTTACGCTGGACACCACTCGCGACAAGATGCTCCGCATCAAGCAGATCATGATGGACGGTATGCTGGATCACTATGATTTCGCTGACGGTGTCAAGGAAGAACTCTATGAGTATGTTGACACCAACAAGGATCGTCTGCGCGAGCTGAGCCTGCGTACTGTGATTAAGATTGCAGACCTGCGTAAGATGGTTGGCGATGGTGACAAGTGGAAGCGTCTTGCAGAGACCACTGTCATGAAGCGCGGCGAATAAGTTACCCCTGCCATGTGCGGAACAGGCAATGTCAATAAGCCCTGTTTCGATAAGGAGTTTACAATGCGTAAAATGGCAACCATGCGACAAATTGATGAGATCCGCCCCATTGAAGGGGCAGATGCCATTGAGTGTGCAGTGGTCGGTGGGTGGACAGTAGTTACCAAGAAGGGCGAATTCAAGCCTGGCGATATGGCAATCTACTGTGAAATTGATTCTTGGATCCCACATGAGCTTGCACCTTTTCTCAGCAAAGGACAGAATCCCCGTGAGTATGAAGGTATCCGCGGTGAGCGTCTGCGTACTGTAAAGCTTCGCGGCCAACTGAGCCAAGGGCTATTGCTAAACTACTGGAACCACCCTAAGGTAGTCACTGAGTTTCACCGGACTCGTCTGGCCAGCAATGAACCATTTGATGTCAGTGAGCTCCTGGGCATTGTAAAGTACGAGCCACCTGTTCCAGCTCAGCTTGCTGGTGAAGTCAAGGGATTGTTTCCTGGCTGGTTGCAAAAGACGGACCAGGAGCGTATTCAGAATCTTTCTAGTGAGCTGGCACATTGGATCAGCGAATCTCATGCTTGGGAAATGACCGAAAAGCTTGACGGCAGTTCAATGACCGTATACCTTAACAACGACGAATTTGGAGTGTGCAGTCGTAACCTCGAGCTCAAGCCCAATGCAGATAATTCGCTGTGGAAGGTTGCTATCAAGGATCAGCTGGAAAGCAAACTGCGAGCCGAAGGTCGTAATCTTGCACTACAAGGCGAGCTAGTAGGCGAAGGCATCCAAGGCAATCCTTACAAGATCCGTGGACAGGCTTACTATGTGTTTGATATCTACGACATTGATCGCGGGTGCTACTTGGTACCTGATGAACGAAAGGTCTTAGTTACCAAGCATGGCATTGCTCATGTGCCTGTGCTGGGAACCTTGGTAATGGATGAGTCAACTACCATCGCTGACTTGCTGAAGATTGCCGAAGGCAAGAGTGTGATGGGAGATATCTCAGGACCTGAACGAGAAGGCCTTGTGTTCAAGAGCAAACTGTTTCAATGCTCATTCAAAGCCATTTCAAATCGTTTTCTATTGAAGACTGGCGGCTAACACCAACTGGCTGACTATTTGCGTGGAATGCAGTTGGTGGGGAAAAGGCTCTTAGGAGCCTTTTCTTTTTGACCGCCATTGGCAAAATTGCCTATCGTAAAACCTGGGTTTTTGTGCTAAGTAACAGCTCTCCCAAAGAACGACTTTGAGTGTTATGGCAATGTCAGTTGTATACATTGTCAACATTAATTGCTATAATAAGTCATGCCAGGAATATGTCGACTAGAAATCCGAGACGAAGTAAACATCAAGTTTCATGACTTGGATGCATCAACACGCCGACGATGTGAAGCCAAACTAAAATATCAATTGCCATATGCTTATCATGTGCCGGCCTTTCGCTTGGGAAGGTGGGACGGCAAGGTTGGATTCTTCACCACTGCTGGTGCAACCTATCTAAATTTGCTAGATCGGGTACTGCCTATCCTTGATGAAGAAGGCTGGCACATTGAAATTGAAGACCGCAGATTAACGCACAATTTTGATTTTGTAGAAGTTACCGAAGATACCTTTAGCCATATTGTTTGGCCTAAAGGTCATCCTGCCGAAGGCCAGCCTATCAAGATACGCGACTACCAAGTGGAGTGCATCAATAGGTTCTTGGCTCACCCGCATGGTGTTCAAGAAATTGCCACCGGCGCTGGCAAGACTCTAATGACAGCAGCCATGAGTCTATGCTGTGAACCCTATGGTAGAACCTTGGTCATTGTCCCCAACAAAGACCTTGTAAGGCAGACACATGCTGATTATGTAAACATGGGTCTTGATGTTGGTGTTTACTTTGGAGATGAAAAGGATCTAGGGCATACACACACCATTGCAACATGGCAAAGCATTAACAGCTTAATTAAACGACACAAAGAAGGTCTCAGTGAGATTGGCATTGACGCAATCTCAGATGACCTTGTTGCAGTCATTGTTGATGAAGTACACATGGCCAAGGCTGATGTCCTTAAAACACTACTGACTGGGCCGTTTGCCAATGTGCCAATCCGTTGGGGTCTTACAGGTACTGTGCCCAAGGAAGAACACGAATATGTCAGCTTGATTGCCAGCCTGGGACAGGTTCTACATCGACTAGCTGCCAGCGAGCTACAAGACATTGGTGTGTTGAGCAATTGCCATGTCAAGGTATTGCAGTTTGATGACAAGGTTGACTACAAAACCTATCAAGAAGAACTGACATACTTGACCACCAACGAGCGTCGCCTTGACGAACTAGCACGAACCATTGATGCTATTAGTCAGGGTGGCAATACTCTGGTTCTTGTGGATCGTATTGCCTGTGGCAAAATGCTAGAACAGCGTCTCAAAGATAGTGTTTTTGTCAGCGGTACTATGAAAAGCAAAGATAGAAAGGAAGAATACGATGAAGTCACTGTCAGCGACAATAAAATCATTATTGCGACTTATGGAGTGGCTGCTGTTGGTATCAATATTCCTCGCATTTTTAATCTTGTTCTTGTGGAACCTGGCAAGAGTTTTGTTCGGGTAATTCAAAGCATTGGTAGAGGAATACGCAAGGCACAGGACAAAGACTTTGTCCAAATTTGGGATATTACAAGTACAGCAAAGTTTGCTAAAAGGCATTTAGCCAAGCGCAAAAAGTTTTATGAAGAAGCAAACTATCCCTACCAAACAGAAAAGGTTTTGTATAAATGAATATTCTAACAGTTAACAATTTAGCCTACGACTTAGATCGTTTGCCTCAAGAAATTGACGAAGACCTGCGCTATGGCGTACTTGATTACAGCAATCCTGCTGATGTGGATTATGTGTTCGTACCTTTGGTGTTCTTAGAAAGCTTTAGTTGCCCGGCAGCAGTATTGCGTATTGGTGAATACGAAGTCAAGGTTCCGTTGGATTGGTCACTGATCATTGGTGAACCAGATCACGGAGAGCCTGAAGTTATCAGCATCATGAGTCTTAACGATCGTGGTTTCAGCACCTTTGTGTTTAATCCCATTAATGGTTACAAGCCCAGCTGGCAAAAGGTTGAAGTTGTAAACATTTACCAAGAAGTCAAATGGTATGTGCCCAAGCTCAAATTTGGTCATATACTGGCAGTACCACTGGAAAAGAAAGGTAATCCTGTGTGCGGTTTTTTTCTCAAAGAAGTAAACAAGGTGCCTGAAGTACTTGACTTAAACAAGATTTGGTTTTAATATACTCGCATGGCAACAAAAAAGAAAACCAGCACAGCCGCATACAAGGTGCCCATTGAGCAGGTAATGGCTGCGGTAGACCTGCGAAACGGCGACTACTATTCCAAGTTGTCAGATGAGGATCGTAAATCTGTAAACACCTACATGGCTCAGCGGTGGGCAAGTCAGGTACAAGGAAGCAGAGAAATCCAAGAGCATTATCTTGTTACCATAAACGATCTGTCCAACATTGACTATATTGCCACCACCAGTCAGCATGATGAAATGCGTTGGCGTGTGATTGCTCTCTGCGGTCTTGGTTCCAAGCTTAGACATGAATTTATTCCTCCCAAAGGGCAAAAGAAAGACAAGCTGACTGCCTGGCTGATTGAAAGGTTTCCTTCCTTGGCTGATGAAGAAATTGAGCTGTTTCGAGAAATCAACGGCAACGATTTCCTGGAAGATATGGCCAGAGCTCAAAACCTTAGTGATAAAGATATCAAAGAATTGTTTAAATAAATGACTACGGAATATAAATGTAAATTTTGTAACAAGTCATTCACTAGAGAACGCACTTTAAGCAGCCATATGTGTGAAAAGAAGCGTCGCTGGATGAACAAGGATGAAGTTGAGAGTAGGATTGGATTTAGTGTATGGTTAGACTTTTTAAAGTATGTGAGTCCAAACGCCAAGAAAACCAAGACATTTGAAGACTTTGTTTGCAGTCCTGACTATTTGGCTTTTATTAAATTTGCTAATTACTTGATAGACTTAAAGCCTTACGAAAGCGATAAGTTTATTAACTGGTTGTTTAAGATGGGCGTGAGGTTAAGTGATTGGCAAAAGCCAGGGACCTATCAGTTGTATGTCCAAGAGGCTGCTAAAAAGGAAAATGCAACCAGAGCATTAGAAAGAACCATCTTGGTTATGCAGGAATGGGGCCTGAGTACTGGCAATGACTGGAGAAGCTTTTTTGAAAAAGTTTCTCCGGTCACTGGAATGAATATGATAACCATGGGCAAGATCAGTCCTTGGATTATCTACTCAACGGATGCCGCTCAAAGTCTTATCGACCGCATGGAGCCAGGACAAGTAACAGTAGTTACTAAACATGTGGACACGGAATGGTGGAAAAGAAAACTCAACAAGGAAACAAACGAGGTAACCTGGATCAACACTATGATGCGGCAGGTCCTCAGTACGAGTCCTTAGAACGCAGATTAGTGGAATTTATTGTCAAGCTTGACAAGCTGACTCAAGAACTCAATGAAATCAAGCAACAACAAAAGTTACTAACAGACATGATTAAAAATGATAAACCAGCCTGACATTGACATTGACTTTGCTAACAGAGAGCAGATACTTGGCCTGCTAAAGTGCATTCCAGCAATGCAGAGTTCCAATGGCAACAAGCAAAAGCACAAGACCGGTGTGTATTTTCATCCGGTACCTGTGAATCCCTATACAGGTTGGTGTAGTATTGATTACGAAGCAGCCGAAGAGCTGGGGTTTTTCAAAGTTGATTTACTGAATGTAAACTTGTATCAACGAGTCCAAAGCAAAGAGCACTTGGACAAGCTTGCCAATCAGGAGCCAGTATGGGAACTACTACAACAAGAAGAATTTGTAAATCTGTTATTTCATTTAAACGGACATGGGGATGTACTGAAGAAGACCTGCCCTACTTCCGTGGAACAATTAGCTGCGGTCCTTGCTATGATACGCCCTGCCAAGAGATATCTGATTGGGAAGCCATGGACGATGATTATAAAGGAAGTTTGGACGAAGCCTAAAAACGGCGAGTACTACTTTAAAAAGGCACACGCAGTGGCTTATGCAGTTGCAATTGTGGCGCAGATGAATCTAATCTGCGAAGAACTTGTACTTTTAAAAAGTACAAATCAGCACTAAGACATCTTTCTAATAAGGCTAATTTGGCGCCGTTTAGTCCGTTTAGTAATGACATTTGTCAGGCTGGTTTGGTGACCATACAGCAGTTCAAAGTCTTTGGTGATAAAGGTTTTGAGGATATAAGCAAATCTCCGCATAGGCTCTTTGAGCACAATGTTGATTGGGATTAAGCGATTGGAACCCCACCACCATTCTTCGCCACACTCCATAAAGGCAGTCTTGTCATCGTCGCCTTTGAGCTGGTTGTAGACATACATAGTGACCACGTTTTGGTCACTGTTTTGGACGATTCCTACAAGCTCGCTGT